ATGCTAAAATTTAAACAATATCTTGACGAAGTTAAGAAACCTACAGGTGCCTTAAAAAAGGCTTGTTGGAAAGGTTATACAGCAATTGGTACTAAACAAAAGAATGGTAGAACAGTACCAAACTGTGTACCTGAAGAAGTAGAACAAGTAAATGAAATAGACAAAGAAACAGTTAAGAGATATTTGGATAAAGTTACAACAGACCAATTAAAAAAGACTGGCTATCAACCTGATATGTATGGTAAATTAGTACCAAAAAGACAAAAAGGTGTTGATAACGCATTTAAGAGATTACAAGTTAAGCCTACAACAGAAGAACTTGAAGAATTGTTTGATATTTTAGAAGAAGTAGTTGATGGCATCGCAGAAGAAAGTAATATTGATCCAGATATTCTTTGGGAAAATCTTGAAGATGTTTCAGATGAAGAACTATACGAAACTGCCGCTTGGCGCAGAAAAGAAGGTAAAAGTCCTACAGGTGGTTTAAATGCAAAAGGAATTGCTTCTTATCGTAGAGAGAATCCAGGATCTAAATTAAAAAAGGCCGTTACAGGCAAAGTAAAACCAGGAAGTAAAGCCGCTAAACGCAGAAAATCATTCTGTGCTAGAATGGGTGGAATGCCTGGACCAATGAAAAAACCAGATGGTAAACCAACAAGAAAAGCACTCGCATTACGCAAGTGGAAATGCAGATAAAGGAGAAATAAAAATGTTTCAAAAAGATAAAGTAACCCAATCAATGATTGATGCCGTTAACCAAGTATTAGGAGAGGCTAAAGTTGAACCAGCTAAACCTGATCCAGAGGCTATTGCTCGTAAAAAGAAACTAGACGCATTACGAGATAAACAAGATGCTGAAAAGGCAGAAAAAGGACATTCTCCATCTGCTACCCGTAAGGTTGCTGGTCATGCTTACGGTGGTGCTAAACAAAAAGATGATGAAATGGATGAAGAAGTTAAATTAGATGAAGCTGAAATGGATGAATCTGGCTTACGCATGGCTGCACATGCTGCTCACAAAGCAGGCCAATCACATTTTGAATTCAAAGGCAAAAAATATCCAGTTAAGGTTACAGAAGATGGTAAAGTTGATTGTGACTATGCTAAAGTTAAAGATATTGCTAGAAAAGAAGTTAAGGGTCATGAAAAATCAATGCATAAAGAAGAATTATCTTTTGCTAAGAAATTAAAATCAATGTTAGAAGCAAAAGGTCCTTTAGCAGGTGCTCCTGACGTATTCACCGATAACAATCTTGGTGAAGAAGAAATGTCTGATGCTCAAATGAAGAAAAGAGAAAAAATTGTAATGAGCATGAAAGATAAAACTGCTCAGTTTAAAGCAAAGTATGGTAAAAATTGGAAAAATGTAATGTATGCTACTGCTACTAAGCAAGCGATGAAAGAAGATGCAGACATTACTAAACCTAATACAGAAAATAAAGGTGAAACAAAAGAAAGACAAAAGATTACTACTAATCCAGGTCCTGTAGATATCAAAACAGATGACAAATTAGGTAAACCTACTCCACAAGCTTATTTCACATCTAAAGAATTAGAGCAAGTAACACAAGAAGAAGTTATGGGTGAATTAAAACATTTACGCCATAAAGAAAAAGGAGAGCATAAAAAGAGAGTGTCTGATTTTAAAAAACATCACGACAAACATCAAGTAGATGATGGATGTGACCATTATCAAGAAGATATTGAATTTGATTTAATCGATGAAGGTAAAGATGATGGTGATTATACTCATGTTGCTCACTACGAAGACAATGATGGTAACTGGATGGCTAAATTATTAATCGATGCTGAACATGACGGTCATGCTATTGAAACAGCAAACAAAGCTATGGGTAAAGGTCCATTTGCTGGTTTAAGAGTTCGTAAGATTGAACGAGTAATGAAAGTTCATGACGGTAGAATGCAAGAAGAAGTAGAACAACTTGATGAGTTGGATCCAAAAACTTTAGCATCATATGCTAAGAAAGCCTCTCATGATGCTCGTATTAAACAAACAGTAGCTAGAGATTTTCTTGCTAAATCTAATACAGCTAGAAGTCCAAGAAAAAAAGAAACATGGTCTAGTCTTTCTAAAAAGTACCAAAGTGGTGCATGGAAAAGAGAAAAAGGCCATGATTTAGCTATTGATAAGTTAGCTAAAGAAGATGTAGAATATATTGATGAAGGCAAGATGAAAGATATCTACACTTCAATGATGATGCATGCTGATAAAAAAGGTTATAAGAGCCATAAAGAATTTACACCAGCTGATTATACTGCTGTAGGTAAAGAACATGGTATTTCAGGTAAAGATTTAGCAGTAATTGCTGGTCATAAAACAGCATCACAAGTTGCTAAAGAAGAAACTGAAGTTGAAATCAATGAAGGCAAAATGAAAGATATCTACACTTCAATGATGAACCATGCTGATAAAAAAGGATACAAAAGTCATAAAGAATTTACTTCAGCAGACTACAATGCAGTAGGCAAAGAACATGGCATTTCAGGTAAAGATTTAGCAGTTATTGCTGGTCATAAAACAGCATCACAAGTTGCTAAAGAAGAAGCAGAAGGTTCATGGCAAAAAGAATCACCATGGAAAAAATCACCTGGTACTGTAACAGATAAGTCTGGTGCTAAACATACACCAATGTCTAGAGTTAAAGATATTGCTAAACAAGCACTAAAAAAAGTAAAACAAGAAACAATGATGGGTAAAATTTCTAACTAAAGAGAACAACATGGCTAAAACACTAAAAGATGTAATTAAAAAGAATATTGCACCAGCAAGCAGATTTGGAAAAAATCCATCTGATCCTTGGTCAGTAAAATCTAATATCAATGAAACAGCTATGCTAGATAAATTCTTATCATCTAGAGGAATTAATCCTAAATTTGCTGCCGTTGATACAAAAGATGCTTATGCTAAATCTAATGAATTTAAGAAATGGTTAAGAGACCATCAATCAGGCACTCAAATGGAAGATATGACAACTAGCCGATATGCTGGTGATGCTCGTTCTAAAGATGTTCATTCACCTACAGCACAAAGAGAAAAAGATTTAGAAAAGGTTAGTAAACATCACGAAATTAAACCTGTTCATACAAATTCATCAAAGGTTGTTACTATGAAAAAACCAACAAGTGAAGCAGCTCATCCTGATGAAAAGACCACAGATATGCTTCGTGGTCGTGTCAAAGGTGGTAAACCAAACGAGTTTAAGAGTTATAAGATTAGAATTTCTAAAGAAGAAGTTGAATACACTACAGAAATAGCAGCTTCAGTAATGGCTTCAAAATTAAATAAAGACGCAGATGAAAATCGCACTAGCATTGATGCTGAAGAATTGACTACAGACACTTTAGCTGGTAGAGTTAAAGGCGGTAAAGCTAATGCTGTATTATCATATAAAATTAGATTATCTCATGCTAAAGGTGAAGATGCTGATACTTTAGATGTAACAAAAGAACCAGAAGATTCTAGTTTTCCACACAGAGAACAGTTTGAAATACAAGAAGACTTAATAGGTGATACAAAATCAGCAACAATTTCACCAGCAGATGGAGCAAACGGTGGCGCAGAATCTGTTACAAAAAAATTATCTAGAAAAGCTCAATTAATTTTAGGTGTAGTTAAAAAAAGAGCTATGAAAGAAGATATGCATGATTGGGAAAAAGAAGATAAATCTGTAGCATCTTATGGTAAAAAACCTAAATTTGAAAAGCAAGAAGATAAGAATGCAGAAAATAATAATGGTGAAAAGAAATCTGAAGCTGCAGGCACATTATCTGGCGGTACTACACTAACAGGTGAGAAAAGAGATACAGTAGAACTTGATCCATTGATGAGAAGTCGTCCTAATCAACCAGATCCAACAAAGAAGAAAGACGACAAAAAAGATGACAAGAAAGACAAGCCTAAAGAAGCACCAAGAGGCTAGATTAGATAAATACTTAACATAACTAACCCGAGGTTAAAAGGAGAAAAGAAATGCCAACATGGGGAAATACCGATACTGGTAATCAAAAACCAAAGTTTGACTATTTACGTCAAACAAGAGAAGTTTTACAATTTATAGTTTCATCTGGTAATACAGCAGGAAATAACGTAATTAGAGTTAGTTACAACGATGGCGCACAAAACAATGTAGCCAATGCTGGTGTAACTTCAGGTCAATATGTTTATTTCATGGCAAACGGATTTGCACTACCTGGCGGCACAGCAGGTAATGGTTATCCAGGTTTCTTTGCATCAAATACAACAGTAGCATCAGTTAGTGGTAACACAATTACATTAACACAAAACTTATTCAATACAGTAAACGTAGGTTTTGGTGTTGAATTTGACAATGCTATCAATTATGGAACAACAGCAGGTGCAAATACTTATTTCCTAGATACTATTTTAGTTACAGCATCTCGCACAGCAAATGGTAATAACGCAATTGCAAACGTAGGTAATATGACTGCTGGTTGGGTTCATATTCAAAAGAAAGTGAACAGCGACGGTACAGTTCGTTACTTAAAAGAAACATTAGTTGCTTTAGCGAATGCTACTGCTTCAAATACAAGTTCAGGTAACACAAGCTTTGGTTCTATTGTAACTGGTTTATAATGATTAAGTTTCATGATTTCGTTGTTGAGGAATTAAATTTTCCTGTAATAACTCTTGATAAAGAGAAAGTAGACCTTGATAAGGAATCTACTCGCAACGAAATCAATAGAAACCTATCATCTGAATTAGTTACTAATTTTATTAATCCTTATGCTGGCTGGTTAAAAGTTGGAAAAGTATTAACACTCTATAACATTACATTACCTAAGGTAATATTTAAAAATGATATAGAAGGCGAAGAAGTTGTTGCTATAACACAATTTGGTGCAGACCTTTCGGGTAAGGAATCTGCACCACAATTGCCTTATGAAGAAGAATATTATTTGTATTATAGTTATGAAGTTGTTGAATCTGGTTTATATGAAGCTTATGCTGTTATTGTAAACGGTGATGAATTAGAAAATATGCTTGAAGCTGATGACGAAGATGATGATGACATTGACGTTTTAGGACCTAAAAGCGAATTAGATTATAGAAAATAGTTAAATTATATTATGATTGATAATTTGACAGAAGAAAACTTTTTGATATATGCTATGAAGTGCTATAATGCACCTAATTACATTATGTCAGAATTTGAAGGAGATATTAAGAGAACAAAATATCTTAAACGATTATTTCGTAGATATAAAACCAATAAATCTCTTAAAGAACGATTAATTCTAAATCATATTATTTTGTTGAATAATGTTTTTGGTCCAAAAGTGACCGCAAGAATATTATTCTACAAGATAGATGAACGAGATTATGATATATTGAAAACATTTTTATTGTATGTAAATATATTACCAGACTTAATAGAAGGTATTAATGGCAAATCAATTAATACATCTGAAATACCTGTAGACATGACTGTTGCTGAAAAATTAAGGAATCTATGAAATCATTTAAAGAATATATCAAAGAAATGGGTGCAGGTGCTGTAGGTAGTGCTGGTCCAACTAATGTAGTTGGCGGTGGTGCAATTGCAGGTACAGGCGGTAAAGGCGGAGAACCTGGCGTTGATTTAAGAAAAAGGAAAAGAAATACACATAATCCAGTTATGATGGGTATTGGTAGAAGGAAATAATTATGTTCTTTCCTGAGTTTCTATCATATAATTGGATATTAGGTTACATACCTACTTGGGTTCCTATAGCAATTATTTGTTTTGGTGTCTTTCTAGCTATTCTAGAAATGACTTTTGAAATGTTGCAACTTATTCCTTACGGTTATAGGTTGCCTTTAAGAATAATCACTATTGTGATTCTTGCTCACGGTATCTATATAAAAGGACGCCAAGATGCAATTGTTCATGCTGAAGAAGAATTGAAGAAAACTGTAGCTGAACAAAAAGATGTAACTAATAAGGTACAACAAGATTTTACTAGACAACTTAATGATGTGAGAGCTAAAAATGAAGCACTTAAAAAAACTATTAATACCAAAGACGATACTATGTGTGATTTGCCTAAGTCTTTTGTCGAGTTGCACGACAGCGCTGCTAAAGGCACCGTTCCCGACACCTCCAAAAGAATTGATGGTACCTCCTCCGGAGTTGCACTCTCTACAGCAGAACAAACAGTAGTAGAAAATTATAGTTTATATAATCAAATAGCAGAACAATTAAAAGCTTTACAATATTGGGTAGATGAACAAAGGAAATTACACTAATGACACTTGAGCAATTAAAAAAAATACTAGTGGGAAATACTTCAGTTGATGGATGGTTTGAATCACTCAACAAATTTTTACCACAATACGGAATTAATACAAATAAAAGAATTGCAGCCTTTATTGGTGAATGTTCAGTTGAATCTGCTAATTTTACAAGAATTAAAGAGAATTTAAATTACAAAGCAGAATCATTAGTTAAAGTGTGGCCTTCACATTTTGCTACATTAGATATTGCTAAACAATACGAACACAATCAAGAAAAGATTGCTAATCGTGCTTACGCTGGTCGTATGGGTAATGGTGACGAATCTAGTGGTGATGGTTGGAAATTTGCAGGTAAAGGTTTAATTCAAATTACAGGCAAAGTTAATTATGAAAAATTTGCTGAATCAATAGGTAAAGATATTGAAGAATTACCAGAATACTTATTGACATTTGATGGTGCTACAGAATCGGCTTGCTGGTTTTGGAAGACACACAATTTAAATGCTTTAGCTGATACCGGTGACATTGATAAAATATCAAAAGTTATCAATGGTGGTACTTTAGGATTAGAAGAAAGACGAACAAACTATCAACATGCTTTGAATATATTAGGAGGTTAATATGGCAATGCCAGATTTTATTACACATTTGGTTACAGGTAAAGACAATAAGACACACGATATTGCTCGTTGGTCTTGGTTATTAACAACATTGGTTGTTATTGTTGGTGCAGGTTATAACGCTTACACATCAAATCTATTTGGTCTAAAAGATTTTGCACAAGCAATCGGTATGTTAGCTGGTGCTCATGGTGCAGCTGTATGGGCGAAAAAAGATACTGAACCAGAAGCACCAGAACCTGATGCAGTACCAGATGCAGAACCTGATCCAGAAAAATAATGGATAACAACGATTTACTTGGTACTAAAATAGATGTAGGTGTGCTGAAAGAACAAGTAAGCACACTTACTCAACTTTGTTCCAAGATGGATACCGTGATTTCGAGATTAAACGAACAACACGACAGACATATCGCAAAGGTTTATACCGACATGGAACATAGAAGATTAGAAACAGAAGCCGATGTAAAAGAAATTCATGATAGAATTGATACTGTTCTTGATAAGGTACAAAATACAGAATTAAGAATCATGGAAGAAATTAAAGGGCTTCGTAAATGTATTCAAGACCATCAATCTAAAGAAAAAGAACAATTAGACAAACTTCTACAATGGAAATGGATGATTGTTGGTGGTATCATTGTAGTATCATGGTTATTATCTCACGGATTAGAAATTCTATCACAAATTTCAAAATAACTTGACATCCAAGTAGTTTTATAGTATTATCCTTACATTATGAGTATTTTTATTGACAGACAATTCCTGCTTCGTGCATCGCCAAAATTAATAAGGTTTACCAAAAAGAAGGACGACCTTTATAATTTCAGATGTCCTCTATGTGGCGATTCTACAAAAAACAAAACTAAATCTCGTGGCTATGTGTTTAGAAAGAAGAATGATTATTTCTATATGTGCCATAATTGTGGTGTTAGTACCACATTCTACAATTTTCTAAAGCAAGTTGATCCATCTCTTGTTGCTGAATACACAATGGAAAGATATAAAAATGGAGAAACAGGCAACAACAATTATCCAAAACCACAATTTGAAGAATTCAAAACGGCAACACCAACATTTAAAAAATCAATCAATTTACCATCCATCGATTCATTACCAGATGAACATTTTGCCAAAAAATATGTTATTGGCAGACAAATACCAAAACACTTTCACACACAACTATATTATGCGGAAGACTTTAAATCATTTGTAAAAGATTTGGGTTTAGAAAAAGATTTAATTGATAATGATAAACGATTGGTCATTCCATTTTATGATAAAGATAAAAATCTAATTGCTTTCCAAGGAAGAGCATTAGGTGAATCTAAATTAAGATATATTACTTGTAAACTTCAAGATAATAATAAAAAGGTGTATGGTCTTGATAGAGTAATTAATGATTTACTACCAATCTATGTTGTAGAAGGTCCAATTGATTCATTGTTTATAGACAACTGTGTAGCAACTGCGGATTCTAATCTGGAATCAATTTTGGACACATTTGACAAGAGTAAAGTCGTATTGATATATGATAATGAACCAAGAAATAAAGAAATTGTAAAGAAGATGGAGAAATCAATTGACGAGCATTTCAATGTCGTTATTTGGCCAAAATATATAACAGAAAAAGATGTTAATGATATTATCAAATCTGGATTTACACAAGATGAATTGCTAGATATTATTAAAGACAATACTTTCCAAAACCTACGAGCAAAAATGGAGTTTGTAAATTGGAAAAAGAACTAGCTAATTGGATAAAAAGAATCTCCGAGAAAAGAGATGAACTTGGTGGATTTCAAATATGTCCATTTGCTAAAAAAGCATTTCAAGATAAAAAAGTTTTTGTAACCGAGTTTAATGAAGAACCGGAATCATATATACTCTCATACATAAAAACTTTTAATTCTATTTATGATTTTGAGCTAATTATTTTTGTTAATACGATTAATAAATTCACGAATGATGAGCTATTAGATTTAATAAGTAAGCTACAGGCAAAAAGAGATGACTTAATCTTTTTAAAAGACCATCCAGCAGATCCTGGTTTTATTAATGGAGTAAACACAGGTAATGGTCATTATCCAATAATACTTGCCCAATCAAGAGATAAATTATTAAGTGCTCGTGAGAGTTTAAAGAAAACAAAATATTACGATTACTGGTCAGAAGAATACAAAAACGAAATTTGGAAATACGGAGAAAAGGCGAATACATGAACTATCTAGGAATTGAAATTGATTTACAACGAGATAAATTATTTGATGAGTTGGGAATAAAAAGATTAAAAGAATCATACATGAGAGAAGATGAAGAATCTCCACAACACAGATTCGCATTTGTATCTAAATCATTTGCATCAAATCCAGAACACGCACAAAGATTATATGATTATGCTTCAAAGCATTGGTTATCATATGCTACTCCTATTTTATCTTTTGGTCGTTCTAAAAAAGGAATGCCAATTTCATGTTTCTTAAATTATATTGAAGATACATCACAAGGTCTAGTAGATAATCTATCTGAAACAAATTGGTTATCAATGTATGGTGGCGGTGTTGGTATCGGTTTTGGTATTCGCTCTGCTGATGATAAATCAACTGGTGTTATGCCTCATCTTAAAATCTATGATGCGTCCTCACTAGCCTATCGTCAAGGAAGAACACGAAGAGGTTCTTATGCTGCCTATCTAAACATATCTCATCCTGATATCATTCCGTTCTTGGAGATGAGAAAACCTACAGGTGATCCAAACGTAAGATGTTTGAATCTTCACCATGGAATAAATATTACCAATGACTTCATGACTCTTGTTGAAAAGTCAATGTTAGACCCTAATGTAGATGATTCTTGGGAATTAAAAGATCCACATTCAGGTGAAGTCAGAGAAGTAGTTTCAGCAAAGATGCTGTGGCAAATGATTATTGAATTACGGATGCACACAGGTGAACCATACATTCACTATATTGACACCAGTAATGAACATTTACCTCAATGGTTAAAAGATAAAGGATTAAAAGTCCACCAATCAAATCTTTGCTCTGAAATCATATTACCAACAAATGAACAACGAACAGCTGTATGTTGTTTATCATCACTTAATTTGGAGACCTATGATGAGTGGAATAAAGATGCCAATTTCTTGCATGACGTTGCTGAAATGTTGGATAATGTTCTTACATATTTTATTGATAACGCTCCTGACACTATTAGTCGTGCTAGATACTCCGCTCAGCGAGAGAGAAGTATTGGTATTGGTGCTCTTGGATGGCATGCTTATTTACAGCGCAATGGTATTGCTTTTGAGGGCGTTATGGCGAAAGTTGCTAACAATAGGATCTTCAAACATATCAGAGAAGGATTAGATAATGCAAATAAAAAATTGGGTAAAGAACGTGGAGAAGCACCTGACGCCGAAGGTACGGGTAACCGCTTTAGTCATCTTATGGCTATTGCTCCTAACGCTAGTAGTTCAATCATTATGGGTAACACTAGCCCTAGTATTGAGCCTTATCGTGCTAATGCATATAGACAAGATACTTTAAGCGGTTCATTCTTAAATAAGAACCGTTGGTTAGATGAATTACTCATCAGAGTATCAAAAGATAAACCAGAAAATTGGTATGATGACACATGGTCATCTATTATTGCTAATGATGGTTCAGTCCAACATTTAGAATGGATGTCGGAGAATGATAAAGCAGTATTCAAGACAGCAATGGAAATTGACCAACGCTGGGTTATTGAATTAGCTGCTGATAGACAACAATATATTGACCAAGCTCAATCACTAAACTTATTCTTTAGACCTGATGCTAACATTAAATATGTTCATGCTATACATTTCATGGCATGGAAAAAAGGATTAAAGACTTTATACTATTGCCGTTCAGAAAAGATTGGTAAAGCAGATAAAGTATCTAAACGAATTGAAAGACAAGTTATTAAAGAAATTGATATGACGCAAATCGCTCAAGGAAATGATTGTATAGCTTGTGAAGGTTAATGAATAACAAATATGTATGGTGGATTATGAGAGCAGTTGAGATGATAACCTGTATTCATATTATTGTGAATATATGGTGGCACTGGTAATGAAAAAATTTGATATTAAATGGATAGCATTAACAATATTCATCATAGCAGGAACATCAGTAGCATTAAAAATGCCATGGTTGAAATGGTCTTTTCCTGGTTTTGTTATTGCTCATGGAATATTAGTGTATGACTTTGCAAGAACACACAAGAATCTTCCTTTATTATTACAGAATTCTTATTTCTTTATAGTAAACATAATAGCAACATATATTTGGTTTTTTAAATGAAAAAAAAACATTACAAAAGCATATTCATTTCTGATATACATTTAGGTACAAAAGATTGTAAAGCCGAATATGTTAATAACTTCCTAAAACACCACACATGCGATAACCTATATCTTATAGGTGATATTATTGATGCATGGAAGATACAACAGAATAAATGGAGATGGAAACAAAGCCATTCTAATGTTGTTCGTAGAATATTAGGTCATGCTAAAAGAGGAACAAAGGTTACATACATAACAGGAAATCATGATGAGTTTTTACGACCAATGATTCCATACGGTCTAAACTTTGGTGTAATTGATATAGTAAATCAAGCAGAACACATTGGTATTGACGGTAAACACTATTTGGTTATACATGGTGATATGTTTGATGGTATTACAAGACTAGCACCTTGGATTTGTTTTCTTGGTGATAAAGCCTATGATTTTGTATTAGACCTTAATAATAAATTCAATTGGTTTAGACATAAATTAGGATTTGGTTATTGGTCTTTGAGTCAGTATTTAAAACATAAAGTTAAGAAATCAATGGACTTTATGTTTCATTTTGAAGATAACTTAGCACAGTATTGCAAGAAAAGAGGATTTGATGGCGTTATTTGTGGTCATATTCATAAACCAGAAATTAAAAGAGTTAATGATATGGTATACATGAACGATGGTGATTGGGTCGAGAGCTGTTCAGCACTTGTTGAACATTTAGATGGTAAATGGGAAATAGTTTTTTGGCAAAAGGAAATTTAATGGATAGCAAAGTAAAAGATTTAGCATCAAATAGAACATATTTTAAGCCTTTCAATTATCCATGGGCTTATGACGCATGGTTAAAGCACGAACAATCACATTGGTTACATACAGAAGTACCAATGATGGAAGACGTGAAAGACTGGAAAAAGAAATTAACAAACGAAGAAAAACAATTCTTAACACATATTTTTAGATTCTTTACACAAGGTGACATTGATGTTGCAGGTGGCTATGTTAAGAATTATTTGCCATACTTTCCACAACCAGAAGTTAGAATGATGTTGATGGGCTTTGCAGCTCGTGAAGCACTTCATGTTGCAGCTTACTCACATCTGATTGAAACTTTAGGTTTACCTGAAACAACATACAATGAATTTTTAGAATATGCTGAAATGAAAGAGAAACATGATTATGTTTTAGATATATCAGCACAGAATACCACAAAAGAAAATACCGCAACACATATTGCTGTGTTTTCAGCATTTACAGAAGGTATGCAATTGTTTTCATCATTCATTATGCTATTGAACTTTCCACGTCATGGTAAAATGAAAGGCATGGGCCAAATTGTTACATGGTCTATTGTAGATGAAACACAACATTGTGAATCCATGATTAAATTATTCAGAACATATATAGAAGAAAATCGTGAAATATGGACAGACGATTTAAAGAGCAGAATTTACACCATTGCTGAAAGAATGGTTGAACTTGAAGATAAGTTTATTGACCTAGCATTTGATATGGGTCAAATGGAAGAATTAACATCAGAAGATGTTAAGAAGTATATTCGTTATATAGCAGACCGCCGATTAATCTCATTAGGTTTAAAAGGTGTGTTTAAAGTGAAAAGGAATCCTTTACCATGGGTAGAGGAGATGATTAACGCACCAACGCACACCAACTTCTTTGAGAACAGAGCAACAGATTACGCAAAAGGCGCATTGTCTGGTGATTGGAGTGATGTTTGGGCTCATTAAGGAACTCAAATGACAAACAAAACTTTAGTAGGCGAATGCCTTAACTGTGATTCATCTTACGGCATTCAATTCGTAAATGAATTAGTATCAAAAGAACTACCAGAATATTGTCCATTCTGTGGTGAAGTAATCGAAGATATTCAAGAAGAATATATAGATGAAGAAACTACAGAAGATGATGACGGACAATGGGACTAAATTGGCAATATAAAGGTAAAGACTTTACAGAAGAGCAGATAGAAGATAATTACGGATTTGTATATCTTATAACAAATATAACAAACAATAAGAAATACATTGGTAAAAAATTCTTCTATTCTGCTAAAACAAAACAAGTAAAAGGCAAAAAGAAAAAGTATAAAGCTTTTTCCGATTGGCAAACTTACTATGGAAGTAGTGACATATTGAAGCAAGATGTGTTACAATTAGGTCTTGAAAATTTTAGTAGAGAGATTATTCACCTATGTAAATCAAAAGGTGAATGTAGTTATCTGGAAACTAAAGAACAATTTATTCGTGATGTAATATTAAGTGATGATTACTATAATACATGGATAATGTGTCGAGTTAGAAAATCACATATAAAGGATTACATTGAGCGATATACCAGAAACATTGAGAGAATTTAAAAAAGGCGACCATGATGCCTTTTATTTTGTAGCATCACCTAAAGAAAAGGATGGTAGCTCAACTATTCATTTTGAAGGATTCATGTATAATAATCCAGGTGTGTATGAAACCTATGAATTAGGTCAAATGTATCAAATTATATTGTATAGAGAGGATAAAGAAGGCCTCACTAAAGATTTAGATTTATTTGAAGGCATACTATTAGACCCATACTATTATGTTTCAAAATTATTATCAGGTGGTTGGTATGGTGTAGTAGCAAAGAAATCAACTACATCACACGAATTTGTTGATGAAGCGTATGCAGCACTTAAAAAAACAGAGTTACCAGAATGACAGAAGAAATTAAAGAAGAATATTCAGGTCCAACGATACAAGAAAGGACTGCCAACAAGACCCACGAACTATTGGGTGAAGTTGAAGGTCTATTTGATAATTATATCAAAGATTGGGCTGATATAAAGAATTATTCTTTCCTATACAACATAGGCGTTAAACCTATGCACGCTAAAGCTATTGTATATCATGCTCAAGAACAAATTAAAGCATGGAACGAAGCATTGGTATCAGAAGACGAACAAATTAAAGAAGCGTATAGTTGTTATACCAAAACACAGATGCGTAAGTGTATAACATGGTGGGAAAAGATTATTGAAGATTGTAACCGCATAATTGAAGATGGCAAATTTTTAAGAAAAGATAAGAAGTTTAGAAAGAAACTTACCGGTAAAGCTAAAATCAGGTTGACAAAGTAATAAAAGTATAGTATCCTTGCTATATTGAATCTTATAGGATTATATTATGATACTCGTGGACTTAAATCAGGTGCTGTTAGCAGGTCTTATGGCACAAATAGCAAATCAAAAGAATACCAAGTTAGAAGAAAATCTAATTCGGCATATGGTATTAAACATCATCAGAACTCATGTTAAGAACTTCAAAGGTGAATATGGTGAAGTCATATTATGCTGTGATAATAGAAAGTATTGGCGTAAAGAAGTATTTCCATTCTACAAGGCAGGTCGTAAGAAGACCAGAGAGAAATCTGATTTAGATTGGCATTTAATCTTTGATATGTTATCTAAATTCAAAGAAGAACTTAAAACAAACTTTCCATATAAAGTGATTGATGTTGAAGGTGCTGAAGCAGATGACATCATTGGTACCTTGGTACCTAGATTTGCACCACATCAAAAGATATTGATATTATCAAGTGATGGTGACTTCTTGCAATTACAACAATATGGTGCAAATGTTAAACAATATAATCCATCACAAAAGAAATATGTTAAATCAGATAACCCCATACTTGATTTAAAAGAAAAGGTTATTCGTGGTGATAAGGGTGATGGTATTCCTAATATGTTTTCTCCATCAGATTGTTTTGTCCGTGATTTAAGACAAAAACCTATCACTCAAAAAGTCATGGAGAAGTATTTGAATGAAAACGTGGAAGATTATTCTGAAACTGATAAAGCCAACTATGCTAGAAATAGAACATTGATTGACTTAACAATGATACCTAAAGATGTCCAAGAACGTATCATAAATACATATGATGAAATTAAACCAGCACCTAAAAGTAAATTGATAAATTATTTTATGGAACATAAACTAAAAAATCTAATGGAAGTAATTGAGGAGTTTTAAATGAAAAATATCTATGAAGTGCTTGATGAATTTGAAGAAGCCAACACCAAAGAAGAAAGAATGGCTGTCATACAAAAGAACCTATCACAAACTCTAGTTGGTGTCTTCCAATTAGCATATCATCCAGATTATCAATGGTATTACGATTCAATGCCAGAAGATTATATTGTACCTGATACATTACCTGGTATTTCACGCAATCAATTATCAACGGAAATTCGTAAAATGTATCTCTTTAGAAAAGGAGATCCTGGTGCTGCTAATCTAACACCTGAAAAAAGAAAACAATTATTATTACAATTATTAGAATCTATTGAACCTCGTGAAGCAGAAGTTATCATTGGCATCTTTAGAAAAGATTTAGGTGTAAGAGGTTTGACTTATGATTTTGTAAAAGAGGCATTCCCTAACCTTCTTCCATGAAAGCCAAGGAGTAATATCCAAATATACCAAAAGATTATTGATTTTATCTCTATTTTTAGGTATAAGTAGGTATGCTCCGTTTTGATGATAATAATACCAAATAGCTCTTGACAAAGAGCTAAATCTATGATATAATGGTAGTATAAAAATGATGAAGGATTATACTATGATTATACACATGAGAACACCCAAGTCTAAACCAAAGAAACCAAACAAACAAAAACACGAACAATATGTAGCATGGTTAAAATCTCATGCTCCAAAACAGATTGTTGCCACTCGTGAACTCAAAAAAATCCCACCATTTCGTAGAGAAACACCACACTATCCATCTTTAAATATGGAAGTTGGTGTAGCTACAAAGAAAGCCCCTGTTCAATATACAGGTGATGCCATGTTAGGTGTTGCTACTATGCACAAGAGTAATAGTGTTCCTGTATTTCAACAAAAAGACGCTGAAGACATTTCAAGGATGCGAAGATGATAGCCTATAAACCAAGTAGTAATATTATTCATTTTGAATTTGATACTCGCAAAGAGATTACTACAACCTTTTTCCGTATTCAAGAATATTATGAATCACCATTAGAAGGCCTAGTAGGCAAAAAGTTTTCGGTATATGATTTCTTAATTGAATCTATGGATAACATGGGTAATTTAAATTACTTCAATTTTTGGACAGGCTTTAACTTTCCGGATTATATTCTTAAAGAATGGATTAAATTAAATCCACAAAAAGAATGGACACCTAAAGAAAAAGAACTAATTGATAAAATCAAAGAGAAGGTCAATTGGAATGAAAAGTTTTATGTCATTGGTTCATTAAAGACGGATAAGACTGCATATAGGCATGAAATGGCGCATGCTCATTATTATACTGAAACCTTATATAAGGTTGATATGGACATTTTAACACATAGGCTATTGAGTAAGCATAAGAAACAATACCAAATCATTCGTAAGCATTTAATAAAACTTGGTTATAATACCAAAGTTATTATGGATGAAATTCAAGCATACCTATCTACCGAACCAAAGAAATTTTTAAT